AGTCAGCACCCTGTTTAAACAGCACACCATTACTAAACAAATTGAAAGCATCAATATTGTATGAAAATGGGTAAATGGTCTGACCAACAATGGTAAACGCATCCACATTGACAGGAGTTCCGTTAGCAACCCCAAGGTTATTTTGCGACCATTGAATAACTTGTAAGCTGCCACTAACATTGGATATAAAAGAAATTTCTTGACCGCTAATGTCATAGTCTTGCGAATTGACAACAGTTCCATTAAGGAATAATAGCTCAAATCCAGTATTCAAAGTAAAGCCTGATGCCACATAAAAAGATTGGTTGGTCAAGGTTGCGGCATTTCTAGTAAATGAAGCATATACACCAGTTGATGAATTGACCGATTTAAACGATGTAATAGTAATAATGTCCCCATTCGTTCTTCCAGATGGGAATGTAATATTACTACCATTGTCAGCGTATTCAGATGGGTTTAATAAGCACCCGTTTTCCATTACCCAGCACTGCCCAGTAATGTATCCAACGCCTCTAGTGACATTAAATACAGTCTGACCTGATGTAGCTGTAAATACTTGTTGGGTATAGTTGAAATTGTCAGGTGTCTCAAATCCTACAACTCGACCATAAATATCAATGGTCAATGTCGCAACGGCTGAAGTCCTAGTGTAAGCACCGCCAAAGTCCAAGTATTGTTGCAATGAAGCAATAAAGTTGCCTTGTGCGTTATTAGTAACGGCAATTTCACCAGTTCCAACGGATGTTGTACCAGTTTGGATTAGCTGACCAGTTCTCAAATCAAGGTCAATAATGTTTATGCCGTCAGGCAATCCAGCCCAAATAGACGGGTCATAGATTAATGTTGATGTTGGAACAAAAGACCCTGTATTGGCGGCATAAGCGGCAAAACCTGAACTAAAGCTAAATTTTCTGCCAGTTCTGTTGGTATAAAGCAAATAGATTAAAGCACCGCTAGAGTTAAACGCAGATGGGGCTAAGTACCAAGTGTATTCAGCTACATTGGATGATGGTGTTGAACTATCTTGATTTGCCAATCCGTAATAGGCTTTTCCTCTAGGATTAAAGCTAAACCCAGTACCATTAATGTTACTAGCGTATGCAACGGAAAGATACTTCTCGGCAAATTGATATGTGCTTGGTCGCCATTGTAATAGCGTGCTAGGTGCGCTATAAGCTGATGAAGCAAGGCTGTTAACCATACGGCTGAAGAAGTACCAGTTGCCAGCAGGGATATTGGTTAGTGTGATATTTGGAAGGGTTGTGCTGACATTCCAAGGAGTTCCATTGGATTGAATCTCACTTGTGCCAGCAAAATACATTTGCTCCTGTAAAGGGTTGCTATACGCTGAATACCAAATTTCTGCATATTGAGTAATACCAGCTTGTGAAGTTGTAGTCCTAATAACAAAGGATGGGTTTGTAGCATTAGGATATTGATTTAAAACTACTGGGGCAATAGTTGTCCCAAAAAATGTTGGGTCGCCAATGCCTGTATTAGGTGCTGGCGTAAATTGTGTAATGGAAGCATCATCATAGACAGCTGGATTAAATTCCATTAAAGCTAATGTAGCAATTACAGAGCCATCTTCGCCAAAGACTTCAGTAATTTTATTGATGCGAAATAATTTTGCTACCCACCCATAATTTGCATTAGTAATGGTTACAATGTCGCCAGCTTCTAATTGGATGCCCGTGTAATCAATGCTCAACTGAACTTGTAAATCTTCTCGTACTGATTTTAAAAAACGATTGCCTAATAGCTGTGCTGTTACGTTGTTATTCACAAATGGCAATGAAATAGATTGCTTGTTTACTGGTTCGTTTGGGAATAATAAAGCTGGGTCTATTACAGCCAAATCCAATGTGGAAGAATTAAAAGTATCTTGGTTTGATTCATCAGGAAACTTTACTTCACAAACATTAAAGGAGTTGGCTAAATCTATAGGAGAGATAATCATGGCAGAAACAATATTGCTATCGTTCAAAGCCATTGCTATTGTGTAAGATGACTTTTGAGTAATTACTCCCCATTGAGCAAATATTTCATTGTAGATAAGTAAAGCATCACAGCAACCCGTCATGTCTTGTAGGTTCTGCATGATAGTGCGAGTAGTATCTAACGAGCCATTAAATTCAAACCGCTTCTGTGTAGCAGAGCCACCTGAGTAAGGAGTAAATGTAACAAGTTCATTAGAGTAAGTTCTCAATATGTTAAGACTTGCTGTATTGATTTGAGATAAAGGGATAGCCGCACCATAGCGGGTATTGATTAAATAATCATAAAAGCAGTCGGCTGGATTCTTACGGCTGTTAGTAATTTGGAAGCGGGTTTGTGCAATGCCAGTAATGTTAGCGGTTTGCGAATATGAAAGATGAATAATTGCAAATGCACAATTAGACATCAACTTGGTAGCATCCCATTGATATATAAGACCGCTAGATTGCATGACTTGTATTGCTGTTAGCGAAGAATTCGTTGGTGTATTAGAGCCGTTTCTATATAGATAAATTTTAATCTTTCCCGCAATAGTTGTATCGGACACACCATTGGATTCGTCAAGCAAACTATCTACGCTGTACCCATTTGCATTGAATACCACTTTCTTTCCGCCGTAATAAATATCACCAAAAGAAAAAGTGTCGGGTGTTTGCCCTGAGTTCGTATTGGTTACTTCGCTTAAAGCAAAAACATAATAGAGCTGTTGATTGTCTGAGCTAATACTTAAATCAATCATTGTCCCGCCAACATACGCAGTTCCATAGACAACGGGAAGTTTGTTGTCTGTAGCTGGCGGGACTTGTTGACGTGAGCCTGGGTTTGGGCTTTGGCTTGCACCTTCCATAGAAGGTTGAGTAGGCGAAAAGATAGCTCTCGAAATAACTTGCACGGCAATCATCGCTACAGCGTAAACAATCATAGTAGCCATAGTCGTTCCAACATAGACGGCTAAAGCGGTTATGGTTGCGGCAAATGCAAAAGCTGGACTAGCTAAAGTCAGCAGAGCAATACCTACGGCAATTTTATTGAATCCAAGTTTCATCTATTTTCCTAAAGCCAAACTTAGCATATTTAATATCAGGACTGCTCACCATCTTTCCCATTACAAAAAATTTGATTCTTCCTGATTCTTTTAATTCTTTACCTTTATCAACAAAGGCTTTTAATAACCTATACCCAATACTTCCGCTTCTAGATTCGGGTTTTACATACCAAGCAATTTCATGTAGGCATAAAGTTTTATCACACCATACACTAGGAGTAATCACTCCCATGATTAAACCTACTCCCGACTTAATATAAATAACACCCATGCCAGCCAACATACTATCTAATAATCTATTCCAATAATCTTCATTATCTAAATCTTGCAGTTCTGGTATTCCGCTTTCTTTTCTAAAGCATTTCATCATTTCAATGATTTCTGTCTTATCGTATTTTGTTGCTTCTCTCATGAGTTGGCTGGTGCATCTTTCCCAAAGTTGTAGTTAATAGTTTGAATAAATGCTACTCGGTTCATTGACGTATCGCCAGCGTTAAAGAATTGCCAGCTATTATTATTAGTGTATCTGCCAGCCGTTCTGTTTTGCAAAATAAGCTGTATGGATGAACAGTTGATAGAGATAGTTCCAACAAATTGTCTTGCTTCCTCAAACCATTGCTCAGTAATTGCAAAGGAATTGATATAGCCATTAAAGAATTGATAGAGACCACCTGTGCCACCTGTTGTTTCTAGCACTCCATTAACATCAAAGAAGCCATGCCACATCTCTACTTCACTACCTTTAATGTCATGCCCTAATACAAAGCCCAGCATGGCAGTATCAATGCCAACCATTGTGATTGAAGTTTCATTTGCAGTAGATTTAATGTCTCTAGTCGCATCACTTACTTTTACTAATTGTCCAAGACCGCTAAATGGCAAAGCATCAACAGAAGGAATGGTAAGAGAAGATGGGGTAGTAGCAAAGCGATATGTTGCAGTAGGAGTAGTCACCCTTACAAAATCAGCATAGCGGATGTTGTTAGTGTTTTGGACTGGCGGAATATTATTACTCACAGCACTACCTCAAAAGCAATGAATGTACCCGACCAACTTATGAAAGAATCATTAGTCATCGGCACTAAATTGTAGGCTGGATAATCACGCAACACTACTGGGAATGTCACTCCTGTGTAAGTCGAACCACTCATGCTGACAGTCGTTCCATATTGACCTATCACGGCTGGTACTGTGCTTGTCAAAGTAGCAATAAGGTTTCTATGCACGGGTATAGTAACTGTAGAGCCTGACCCTCTTAATACATCAGAAGTCGCTATATAAGTATATCTGCCGACTTGGCAGAAATCACCCGCTTTAACAATATAAGCAGAAGAACTAATACTTGGCAAAGAACCAAGAACTAAATTCTTTGCGACTGAGGCAGTTTGCCAAGCACAGGTCGAAATCTGTCCGCTTGTCATGCTACCTTGATAAGCAATATAGTTGAGCCAGCCAGTAGAACCAAAATTTAAATTCTGTTCTAAGGCTTTGTCGTAGTAACGTAGATTGGCAAGCAAAGCCCTATTCTGTGAATACAATAAATAGTTATGAGGTTTTAATTCAAAAGAAAAAGGAACAACAGTTAAGATTTCTGAGGTGCTGATTCGTTGATTACGGCTAACCATCTGACCAACAAAACGATGGTCATTGATTGCAATAGATTCGCTAATAGCTAGTATGGTTGTTAATGACATAATTATCTGCTCGTAGGAATAGAACGTGATGCTGATTGATTAGCCGCCCATACTGAGGCTTTATTTCTAGCTAAGAATTGTTGGGCAGACTGTGTATCAATAGCGGACATATTAGCAATGTAAGTGCCGTTATAGTTAATGGTTTGTCCGCCCATAGAATCGCCAATATTGTTGTTAGGAATAATAGTACCGCTTCGAGAAGGAATAAATAATTCGGGTCCTCTTTCTCCAACGATTGTAGGTCCATCAATAGCTCCACCAGCCGCCGCCATCATAACTGTACCAGCTCCAATAGCTCCGCCTCCAGCCGCACCAGCACCAGCCGCACCAGCACCAGCCGCACCAGCACCAAAACCTAACCAAGAAGCTCCAGCACTAAACATTTGCATTGTCATGTATTGAAGTTGAATTTTAATTAAGTCTTTAATAATGCTAGTCGCTAAATCGCTAAATGAAAGTTTGCCTGTATCAACAAATTTATCAATAGCAGAAGTCATGTTGCCTGTAATAGAAGTGAATGAATCTTCACCCATCTTCCCGTAGTTTTGTGCATCTTCGGCATATTGAGCAAATGCTTTATTCCACCCATAAGCGAATGTTCTTTGTTGAGCAATCGCTTGGGCTTCAACTTTCTTTGTAGTGCTTGCATAAGCCGCACCAAGTTCTTTTACTTTTTCAATCTGATTATCGTATTCAGCAACAACTTTTTTATCTGCGCCTCTGCCTACAGCATCTTCACGCTTCTTAGTAATCTCATCAATCTTCTTACTGGTATCGTCTAATGCTTTTTGAACTGCTTGGTTGAGACGTGCTTCATCTTTAGTCATAGCCATAATAGCTATTTCATTAACTTGTTTTTGTTCGGCAAACTTTACCTGTCGTTCATACTCAACAGAAATCAATTTAGCCATAGCAAGCATTTCAGCTAACTTTTTGCCTTCGGAAGATAATTCTGTATCTCTACCGCCATTGCCACCCGCTGGGGATTTTTTTGTGATAGTTGGATTTAATAAATCTCTAGCAAAGGCTTTATCGCCTTCTCTAATTTTTCCTATATAGGCATCATATTCTTTTAATCTTTGCCCAAAAGTAAAGAATTGTCCTTTACCAATATCGTCCATTGTCAATCCAACTAAATTGACTGCGGCATTAATGGTTTGCAAGATTGATACTAATAAGTTTCCAGCATAGATAACAGATTTAAATGCGAAGCTGGCAATATCCATAAAGGTCTCGAAAGCATTGCCCGCTTTGTTTAAATAATCAAATGTTGTATTAATTGCTGGCAAGAAAGCAGTCGTAAACATTAAAGTAGTACGAGTGCCTTTGGCGGCTAGTTTGTCATGCAAATCTGCGGCTACGGAAACAGCATCGGCATACTTTTCCCATGCTCCGTTGCCTTCTTTAATAAGGTCATTGAAGTTAATCATGTCAACTCCACGGATACCTTTGCCAAGCAACTGCAATTTAATATTAGTGGTGGTAGCGTTATCGCCTAGTTTTGCAAGACCATCTACTGCACGTTCAAATAGCTTTGCAGTATCACCGCTACCTAAATCTTTTAACGAGATGCCAACTTTCTTAAAAGCATCTTGTAAGGATTGTGAGCCCATAGCGGCTGATGAGACATTAGCATTAAACTTTTCTAATACTTTGCCTACGCTGTCAAACTTTCCGCCTGACATTTCTAAAGCATTGCCAATTTTTAATACGCTGGCGATACTATTATTAGTGGCATCGGCTGTATCAGCAATACTGTCTGCAAAGTCCATAGCGTGCTTTGCCATGCCAACAAAAGCAGCCGCACCGATAGCGGCTACCATAGGGACTTTAGCCGCTAGGTCGTTAGTGAACCCAATCAAAGACTTCTTGGCTGATTCAAGACCCATAACAAAGTCACCAGTCTCTAGGGCTAGTACCACTCCAAGTCTTGCTGTATTTGCCATTTAGTTTTCTCCGAACAATACTGATGGTGCATTAGGACTCATCATGGCAAATGCCAATAAGTTGTCGCTTGCTAACTGTTTCTTATCTTGTTCTGGTAATGGCGGGTACAAGTAATCATAGACTTGCGGGATAATGTCATTGAGTTTATATGGTGCAGAACCTTTTGGCAATACTTTGTTGAATTGCCCAGCCGTCAATGCTCCAAGCACTTGAATGATTCCTAAGTTACCTATCACTCCATCGTTAAACATAATGCAAATATCTGCGAAGGTGTCTTGGTCAATGATTGACGGGTCAGCTCCGTGTGCTGTCAAATACGCTTTGACTTGCCTTCCGACTGACCTAATGACTTTCCCCGAGTAGAAGAATACTCAGGTGAAATAGTTTCTGCAATCTGTTCCATTACTTGGACTTGAATTGAGAACGGAAATAGCTCATCAATCATTTCGTAAGTAATAGTAGTCATGTCAAAGCCTTCTTCCTCAGGAACGAGGTACTTAAACATTTCAGTAATCTGTCTATCAGTATTAGATTTATTGATAGCCGCATCACGCATAGAACGACCATCGAGTATTACGTCATTCTCTGTAAACTCAATTTGCATACCCTCTACAGCATCATCTTTGTGGGCTACAAGGTCTGCCGTGAGCTTCTTATAATACTGCTCAATAGCTTCTTCGTCTTTTACTTTAAGACGTTCATTCATTGCCTCTACTTCGGAAGTCAATGGAACTTTAACTTTAAATGTATGTCCGCCTAATTCAAAAGTCCGTGTCCGTACATTTATTTTATTAAACTTTCCGCCAAATGCTTGTGCTAAATCAGCCATACAATACCTTTCTCGCTTGTCTTACCTTGTATTTTTCTAATGCTATCTTTAATGTATTACTAAGTGAGTTTACTACAGCACCAGCATTACTTTCTAAAGCTGGTCTGAGGAATGGTCTAGCCGCTACATTAGCAGTACCATATTCCATCGCTACTGCCCGTGCATCTGATTTGCCGACTATCTTTTTGGTCTTATCTTTTTTAGCTTTGTATGAGCCTTCAACGTCATAGACTTT